TGTGCTTTCTACTATCATTTGTTTTTATTTGAGCTTTTGTACTTTCTAATCCCCAACATCGCCAATGCTTTTACGTTCTATTGCAAGTAGTGTTTGGTAACTCAACTTTCCGTACCTTATTTTTTCAGGTATAGAAATCTTTAGCTTGACTATTTCATTCGCATCAACTATATCCTGTTTGTTTAAATAAGCCTTATACTGCGAGCTATATTCTCCATTATCTTGATTCATTGATTGTATATCAAACCTTCCTTTCCATTGGGTGTGAAAATATTTTCGGCCTATTTTAGTTATCACCTCTTCTACGGGGTCTTTACTATATCTGGCTGCGTTACTAAGGGGTTCGAGCCATATTTTTTGACCAACTTTTATATAACTCATAATTTCTAATTTAGTATGTAGTAAATAAGTGATGTTTATTGAGTAGCGTGTATTGCCATACATGGATATAATCAGGCACGGGCTTTTTATTTCTCCCTAAATAATAAATGGGTGACCAATTTGAAAAAACCGCATAACCATTAATCACCCACACCCCGCTTGAGTTTTTTTTTTGAATATTCGATACCAGCAGCTTGCAGGGAATAGTGTCATCTTTTACAGAGGGTGTATAAATACTCGATAAATGAAAAACTGAATCGGTTTGCCCCTTTGCGTAGAGGCTACCAAGTAACAGGAAGATGAGCAGTAGCTTTTTCATGTTTATATTTTTTACCGGCTGATTTTATCTTCCCATTCATCCAAGCTATCGTCAATATCCTTTGGGATCCGCATCCGCTTCCCGACCTGTGGCCATTTACTCTCCATTTCCTTTTTAGATTTCTTCTCCCAATAGACCACTAATTTGAAAGCGGCAATACCTAAGATGATAGAGATGAAAACTGCATTGGTGAGTATGAGGGTGATTAGTGTCATGATAATAGTTTATGTAGTTCGCTGATAAACTTTATATAGTTTCCGTATTCTTCAATTTGTTCTGGGGTATAATTGTTTTTCTCTCCGACTTGTTTAAATGTTTCAAGCCATTTGGATATAGTTCTTTGATGGCAACCGATGGCTATTAAGTCTTGCCCCCAATAGTTAAGTCCGTGTTTTGAGCCGGAGATAAAAATGATTTTTGGTTTTTCGTTGTCCCCGATGCTTGCCCTGTTCCCGATGCTTGCCCCGTACCCGATGCTTGCCCTGTTCCCGATGCTTGCCCCGTACCCGATGCTTGCCCTGTTCCCGATGCTTGCCCCGTCCCCGATGCTTGCCCCGTACCCGATGCTTGCCCCGTCCCCGATGCTTGCCCCGTACCCGATGCTTGCCCCGTACCCGATGCTTGCCCTGTACCCGATGCTAATTTTTCTCTCTTGTAGGGCGGCTTTCCCAATTTCTGTGGTAAGGTCAAAAGACTTCCATCCTTCGCCATTTACCCAAAGATTTACATTAGTCATATTACGCCTCCTTTCTTTTTACACCGATGGATTCCAGGTCGGCAACATAATTTTTGTGGGTAAGTTTGGGGGAGAGGGAAAGGGATTCCAAAGCCTCCTCGTGGGCATCGAAGAACTGGCTTTCGTGAATGGGCAAAAACTCGTGGATCTCCTCAGTCCATGTTTTCATCATGTCGGCAGTACCACTAACGATGTTCGTGTAGTTATCTCTTTTATAGAGAACGATAACATTTTCTTCGTTGATAATAGCCATTAAGCGGCCTCCCTGATTAATCCAAAACGATGGTACTGGAATTTCGATCTCTGAACGTTCTACGATTCTTTTGCTGAGTGTGATTGTCATGGTTGATAGTATTTAGATGATTTAATAATTCAAAACTAATGAATATTTTGATATTATGTACATTAATTCAAGATTATTTTATAAAACTTATCCACATTCCTTTATTGCCCGAATAGCCAGCATTTTAGCCCTATCCTCCCCACCTGCCTTTTCCACCTCCCCAGCCGTGGGGTATACCCTGATCACCACCACCTTATCAGCCGGGTCCTTTTTTTTACGCCCAGCACCTGGCCTGCGGCCACCGTGTTTTTTTGCTTTCATAACTTTTTATAATGTCTTGTTGTAAAATCTTTTTTACCCTGCACCACCCCGTATATCTTCTCCTCGATCCCCCCTTCCGTAAATAACCAATATACCTTAGCCGCCTCGGTCCTATCCTTGGTCTGCAGCCTTGCCCTGGCCTGCCAATAACTCACGGCCGAAAAGTCGATATTGTACATGATCAGGCAATCAGCGGTGGAAAGGTTGATCCCCTCCCGGCCCGATTGGACCTGGGAAATAAAGACCGCATCCGGCCCCGCCTGGTTAAACTCCACCGGGTCGGTGCAAATCCTTTTGCCAAATTGCACCCGGAGCTGCATTTCCTCCGCCACATATTTATAGAAAATAGCAACCTTCTTGCCTACAAAATTATTGCGGATATACTCGGCCTTCGTGTAATCGATCACAATAGCGTTTCCATCCTCTGTCTTGACCGTGCCTGAGCAAAGCTGGTGGATCTTATTCATCTCCTTTACCGCCGTATCTCCCAGCACCGTCTCCCCGGCTCGGGTGGTAAATATCTTATCCCGCTTTAAGGTCCTGATCGCCCATGCCACCTTTTCATTCATAGGCAACCGGATGATCTCCTCTTCCACAAAAGACTCAAAGCCGGCCTCCGCTTGCGTGTAGGTAATCATGTACTTTTGAATATCGGCCAGCACCAACTCTTTTTTTGTGGCTGAGTAATCGGCAATCTGCCGGTTATATAAATACTTCACCTTTGGAATGCCGTAATCTTTGTGCCATTTGTAAAAAGTAGGGTAATCCTTCCAGGGCGAAAAGCTCGATACCCAAAACTGAAAGAAAAACTGGCTGAACGATTCCGGTGATGGGGTGCCGGATAAATAAATGATCGGCTTGCCGGTGCATATCCTTCTCAGTTCCTTGGTCCTTTCTGCCGGGCTGGGGTATTGACCCAGGCAATGGCATTCATCCAAAATCACCAGGTCAAAATCAGCCTCACATTTATGGAGTTGCTCATAGTTGATCAGATACAGGTCCATATTTGCGCCCGACCCATCAAAATCTTTACGGATCCCGCTGATGGCTTTTAGCTTTGTTACAAATAATACTTTTTTTGCGCCATACAACCCGGCCGCATGAAACGCGGTTAATGTTTTGCCGCAACGGACTTCCATACATAAATATGCTATATTAAATGACATAAGAAGTTGATATGCCTTTTCACCTAATGATATTTGGTAGTCTCTAAGTTGCATAATATTTCCCGGATGCCGCGTTTAATATAGTGTGCCTATCTACATTAAACATCAGCATTAATTTTTTTGTAGTGCCTGTATTATAAAAGCCTTTTCCTGGCAAATGGTTTTTTCTAATGAACGAAACTTGGGCATCTGTAAGTTTCCGATGTGGATTTATTTTACCAAGTTTTTTGTAAGAATGCAATTCATTTTCAGAAGATGTTGACCACTCTAAATTTGAACAATTATTATTTAGCTTATTGCCATCAATATGATTTACAAGCCACTTACCTGGGATTCTTTTTTTAAATATAAAAGCAACAAGTCTGTTGACCTGGTATCTTTTTTGGGTATTGTTTTTAGATAGTGTGACCCTATAATATCCTTTGCATAAATCAAATTTTAATACCCTGACCCGGCTATGCTTTAAACTACGAATATTACCCTCGTTGCTAACTTCATAAGCCCCATCGTAGCATTTAATTTTTTCCCAAATAATCATAGGTATAAAATTTTTATTTTAAAGTGACGGCTACGGTGGTGGTGGATTTCCTTGATGGAGGATAAACGATTGACCCCGTCTCCGGGTCGGCCATCCCTGACTGTGGCATCGCCTGGAGTAGCTTCTGGCGCTCTTTCAGCCTCTCCTTGATGACCCGCTCCTGTTCCATCAAATCGATGATCACCGGGTCCTCGCATTTGCTGTAGTCATACTTCACGGCAACCTCCATAAATCTGAAAGTTGAATTATTGTATTCAAAGGATTTGCTGCCATACTTCTCAGCAGCATCCAGCACCGCCGCCTTATAAATGGTGTTATCCTTGATCAGATCGAGCAGGTCCTCCATACATTTAACCTGAAGGTGAGCGGTGAGAGGGTCCACGCGACCCTCCGATATTTCGTTAATGATGCCGCTGACAAAATCCATCCTTTGACTTTTGTTGGTCTGAAATAACGCCAGTGTATCCGTTGGGGACATTAAATTATTCATATCTATCTGTGTATTGCTGTTGATTAATGGCGTGGTACAAATCTTCGTTTTTTAAGGGGGACCTAAATTTCGGAGACCGCCGCGCGTTTCTTATTGCCTTTTCATGGTTAGATGTTACATCATCCAACCCACCTAAAAAGGGGGTTCGTCTGGCACTTCCTCCTTCGAAGCCGGTGCCGCTGCACCAATCCATGCCTTTGCCACATCTTCGAGGAAGGCCATCATATCTGTGTCATCCCAAACCAGCTTTCCCTTCACCTTCTGCTTCACCATCTCAGGCAGGCCATTTGGGTCCTCCTTCGTAAAGGCCGATGGCACCTTCGTAAAGCCATTGCCATCCTGATCCTGATAAAGCGTGATGCCGGTGATCTTTTTAGAGGGATCATTTTTATCCGTCATTTCCCAAGGCATGAACTTCACCGACACCCCTTTCTTTACGTTGGGAAGTGCTTTCAGAAATGCGGATGAGTACCGGCCAGAGTATGGCATCTGCACCATATAGCGATCCTCTCCATCAGTGAACACCACTTGCCACTGCTTGCCGTAGTCGTTCTCTTTCGTTTCAATTGCCGTGATAACCCCTGTAAGGTCCTTGTAAAACTCCTCATGGACCACTTTTCCGGTTTTGTTCACGCGTTCAATAGAATCTTTCGTTGCTTGTTTGTACTGGCGCACCAGTTTTCCGTTTGCGACCGACAGGTAAATGGTACCCGCCCCTTCGCCTTTGTTTAAAGCCATAAATTTTGAATTTTTAGTAAATAAAAAAATATTTGACAATTCTAAGGTAAGGTGTATATTTGATATTATCAAATTTTTATTATGCCACGAAAGAAATTGCCGAAAAAGGAAAAAAAGAAAGTAATCTGGTTATTTGTAAAAGCTAAAAACTATGCTAAAGCCAAAGCCGCCGCTAAAGAGATCGAAAGAAAGTATAATACAACGGAAAGTCATATCACAGTATGAGGCCGCTGGCTGGCTTGTGGTAAAGATCATTCAATGCACTAAAAACGGATGGCCGGATCTTCAATGCCACCGAAATGGGGTTACATTATTTATCGAAACAAAATCTACCGGGAAAAAGTTATCACCGCTGCAGGCTTATAGACATAAAAAACTCCGCGAACAAGGATTTACGGTACTTATAATAGATAATATATGATCAAATCAGCCAACTTTTACATTTCACAAGGTTGCTCCGTGATTGCCACAGGTGATACTAAGCGCGCCCTCCTGCCTTGGAAAGAGTACCAACAACGCACCCTCACCGAGGATGAAGTTAGTATCCAGTTTAATCACCCTCAGGCCGTGGGCATCGCCGTAATCTGCGGGGCGGTATCTGGGAACTTGGAGGTGATCGACATCGATACCAAGTACGATACCACCGGCCTTTTGTGGGAAGAATATAAAAAAGAGATTGAGCCACTGCTCCCGAAATTATACATAGTACGGACCAAATCAGGTGGTTATCATATTTACTACCGATGTGAGGTGATCAATGGTAATCAAAAGCTGGCTCGCCGCCCCGCTACCACTGAAGAGATAAAGGATAATCCAAACGTGAAAGAGGTGGTGCTGATCGAGACGCGTGGCGAAGGTGGTTATGTGATTGCCCCGCCGTCACCGGGTTATGAAAAGCTATCGGAGTTTATTATTCCGGTCTTAACTATCGATGAGCGCGACTTTCTTTTATCCGCCGCCCGGTCTTTTGACCTGATCACCGAAGAGGTCAGACCGGATCCTAAGACCCTGCAGCAAGCCAGCGGCTTTCAAAAAACACCGTGGGATGATTACAATGAACGCTGCGACCCCATTGCCCTTTTGGAAAAATACGGCTGGACTTTTGTCCAGCGAAAAGGCCAACGATCCCTCATGCGCCGGCCAGGGAACACGGACCAATATTCCTCAGGTGATTTTCACCATGACCTCAACCTATTGAAAGTATTTTCATCCTCCACCCAATTTGAGCTGGGGAAAGGATATAAGCCTTTTGCCATATACGCTTACCTGGCCCACAATAAAGACTTCTCCGCCGCCGCAAAGCAGCTTCTGGCTGAAGGATACGGCGAGACCGGAATAATGGATAAATACGGCAAAAAAGTGCTCAAATCGCTTGGCTCTGGGGCTTCCCGGCAGCAAATATCCAATACGCTGATCACCGAAGATGGCCTATCGGAAAAAGATGCCGCCCGAATCATCGAAAACGTGGAAGAGATAAATGGCCCAGAAATACTTACATTTTGGGAGGTGTCCATATCCAAAAACCGCCGCGTGATCAATATCCTTCGCCACCGGCTGGTTGAGTTCCTTTTTAATAACGGCTTTCATCTATTCTTTTATGATAAGCATAATTCCACTTACCGCATTGTGCAGCAAAAAGATGGCCTGGTGGAATATGTATCAAGCGAAACCATCAAAAAATTTGTAAAGGATTACATCATTTCTCTTCCAGATCGCTTCGATGCCATCACCCCCGCAGAGCTTTTAGAGGTGGTGATGAAAGGGTCCGACACCTACTTTGGAACCGGGCTTTTGGAGTTCGTGGATGCCAAGGAAATAGATATCCTTAAAGACACGCCAACCGAGGCTTATTTTACCTTTAAAAACGGCATCGTAAAGGTGACGGATAAAGGAACCGAGCTTCTATCTTATGGCCAGGTGGGCAAACCCGTATGGCGGTCGCAGGTCATAGATTTTAACGTGGATGTGGACCCGGCATTTGATGAGACCCTATGCCAGTTCTACGATTTTATGAACAAGATCGCAGGCGAAAATATCCTCTACCTGGTGGGGCTGGTGGGTTATCTCCTGCACCGATACAAGGACCCCACCAAGCCGTTTGCCGTGATCCTTGCCGAAGAGACCGAAGATGAAAAGAAAGGCGGCGGCACCGGTAAAGGAATCCTTGTCACGGCCCTATCCTATATGGCTAATATTGAGCGTGTTGATGGTAAGAATTTCAAGCTTGACAAATCCTTTGCTTTCCAGCGCGTGGGGCTCGACACCAAAATAGTGGCCATCGAGGACGTGCGAAAAAACGTTGATTTTGAGGGGTTTTATGCCATCATAACCGAGGGCATGACCATCGAGAAAAAGAATAAGGATGAGTTCACCATCCCGTACAAAGACTCCCCCAAGATACTTTTCACCACCAATTACACCATCGCCGGGAACGGTGGACATGGCAAAAGAAGGCAGAAAGTATTTGAGCTTACCAGCTATTTCTCTTCCAGCCATACCCCGATCGATGAGTATAAATGCCGCCTTTTTGATGACTGGGATTCTGATGAGTGGAACCGGTTTTATAATATGATGTTCAAATGCGTGGCTGAGTACCTCAAATACGGCATCCCTGTAGTTGAAAACTCCGAGAAAATCAAAAGAAAGCATATTCGGCTGAACTATTCCCCTGAATTTATGGAGTGGTGGGATGGCTATATTGAGAACGGGGCGGCAGAGTTTAAACCCTTCCGGGATATGTATGGGGCCTACCTCGTGGCCAACAATATGGACAAAAAAGATTTTTCACAAAAACGGTTCCGGTACGCGATTATCGAGTCCTGTGATCGGTTTGAGTACGTACTTGAGACCAGAAGGCAGGGGTATGAAAAGGTGCTGGAATATAAAATTGTCAAAAAGTAGCAAAATCGTGTCCAATCGTGTACTCATAGTTTTTTGATTATTAAATAGTTAAGCGATAGACACGATTTTTTTACTTTTATATAGGGGGGTATAAAATAATAATAATAATAAAGAAGAGAGGAGAAAAAGAGTACGGGGGGTAGCAAGTAAGAAAAATCGTGTTTTTCGTGTCCAATCGTGTCCTTTAGTTATTTTGATGTTTTTAATCTAACTTTGAAATATGGCAGCAGGCAGACCAAGAATATGGGATGATCCGGAAGAACTCGATAAAGCGTGTGAGGCTTATTTTGATGATGAAAATCTAAAACCAACCGTTACAGGGTTGGCCCTTTACCTTGGATTTGATTCAAAACAATCGCTTTATGACTACCGGGATAGGCCTGAATTTTCTTACCCGATTAAAAAAGCACTTACAAAGATTGAGAAATACCACGAGGAAGGCCTGAGCGAAAATAATGTAGCAGGCCGGATATTTGCCTTAAAAAATATGGGATGGAAGGACAAGGCAGAGATCGAACATTCCGGCACAACTATTCCCATCCAAATAATCTTCCCGGAAGATGGTACAGACAAAGGATCCGATAAGGGTTAAGTTTACCAAAACAGGCAGGCGCACTTTTGAGGCTTTGCGGGATGGCTGGCCTATTATTGTAAATGAGGGCGGGGCCAGGTCGGGGAAATCATATAGCACCATCCAATGCCTGATTTACATAGCTACCCAAAAGCCAAATACCAGAATATCTATTGTTTCCCATTCATTACCGCATATTAAGCGTGGAGCGTTCAGGGATTTTAAGATCATCATGGATGAGTGGAAGCTATGGGATGAAAACAAATTTAGTTATTCAGACCACATATTTACTTTTTCAAATGGCAGTTACATAGAACTGTTTGGGCTGGAGGATGAGACCAAGGCGCGTGGCCCTGGCCGCGATATTTTATTTGTGAATGAGGCTAATCTTATTAAAAAGAAATTATTTGATCAGCTGGCCATGAGGACCACCGGCCAGATATTGCTTGACCTCAACCCAGCAGATACCGAGTGCTGGTGCTATGAGCTTGCAGATGATCCATCAAATAAAAAAATACATTCTACCTACAAGGATAACATTGATAACCTCAGCGAAACGCAGATCAGGTATATCGAGTCGTATAAAGACGGCGATCCATATATGTGGGAGGTGTTTGGATTGGGGCTTCGTGGCCGGGCCACTGATATGATCTACACACATTGGAAGATGTGCAAGGATCTACCGCTGAGGGGTGAGGTATTTATGGGATGCGACTTTGGGTATAACGTACCGAGTGCAGTGATGCTTTGCGAGCTTTACGAGGGGGCAATTTACGCCAAGGAGTTGCTTTACAAAACCCGGTTAAATACTTCGGAACTTATAGAGCAATTTAAAGCCATCGGGGTATCAAAAACTATTGACCTATTTTGCGATAATGCAGAGCCAAAGACAATCGATGAGTTGGTCCGGGCCGGGTATAATGCCAAGCCAGCGGATAAAGATGTCACGGAAGGAATCAGGAAGGTTAAGTCTATGCCACTTTACCTAACCGAGGATTCCGCCAATGCTATCAGCGAAATAAAGACCTATAAGTGGCGCACTGATATAAATGGGAAGGTAGTTAGGGATAAAGACAAGGATGAGCCGGTGAAGGCCAATGATCACGCCATGGATGCGCTGAGGTATGCGGTGTTCACGAAGCTATCACAGGCATCATATACTTGGGTGGCTATTTAGTTTGAATTAAAAACTTATATTTGTATGGGCAGATGCCCTTAATCCGTACTAAATGCCTAACATTCTACAACAGGTTGGCTCAGTCGTTTCATCATTCTTTGCGCGGCAGCGCACCTCTTTAGTTAAAATATTTACCGCAGGCACCACGGAGGTTTACCCTGATATTAGTTCTACCAATGCCATTCAGCGGGGTTTCAATTACAATACGGCGGTTTATTCTATCATAAAAAAAGACGCTAAGAAATTCGGATCGCTGGCCAGATATGTGGAGAAAAAGGAAAGCGAAGGGAAATCGGAGAGTGAAGAGTTGCCAGGTGCGTTAACCGATTTACTTAACCGACCTAACCCATACCAAGGGCAAGATGCATTTCTTACGCTGGTGAGGGCTTTTTACAAAACATGCGGCGAGGCTTTCATTTGGCTGAACCGGGGGGATACCGATATGGTGGTGGATGGAGAATTTATGCAGCTCGATGATGAGGCGCATAGTAAAAAGCCGGTCCTGGAAATGTTTGTGCTACCATCGAATCAAATGATCGTGGTGCCAGACCCGGATAATATTTACGGGGTGCTGGGGTATATCCTGGAGTCAAATGTGAGGATCCCAATAAGAAAAGTGGATATTATCCACTGGAAGGATATCAACCTAAATTTTGATGTGGTGTCAAGGCCGCAGCTTCGCGGATTTTCGGCATTAAACCCCGGATGGAAAACGCTGGAGCAGAATAACAGTGCCACGGATGCATCGGTTAGGATGTACCAAAACAGTGGGGCCAAGGGTGTACTTTCCAATAAGCTTGGTGGGCAGAACCCTATGCAGCAATCTCAGGTTGAGAAGGTGCTGGATCAAAAAATAAATAACATTGATGTGAAGGGTGCGGTGGTGGCCATGCAGGGAGATTGGGCGTATCATAACCTGGGCCTTACTTCCGTTGACATGGAACTACTGAAGGGTAAAGATTATTCCATGAAGGAACTTTGCTTCTTGCTGGGCCTGCCCTTTGAGTTATTCGATAGCGAGACCACCTACCAAAATAAAGAAATGGCCCAGAAGGGATGGGTGATAAATGAGATCATCCCCGACTGCAAGCAGCTTGACGGGGAGATGAACCGGGTGCTGCTAAAAGCGTTTAACCTTGAGGGTAAGGCCGAGATTTGCACCGACTTTGATGATATGGCCGAACTGCAGGAGGATAAGGCCAAGCAGGTCGAGTGGCTGGTAAAAGCGCCGGTGACGGTGGATGAGTTCAGGGAGGCCATCGGTTATGAGCCTATCGGAGGCGAAGATGGTGAAACGATCATCATGCCATCGGGCCAGCAAACCATTAATGATATTATCGGTGGTGATGGTGGCGATCAAATACTTCAATCACTTGCCAATGTTAACGGAAGAGCAAATCAAGCAAATGGTAATGGCCAGGTATCCAAAAACGGACAAGGAGCGCAACTGCAACCAGGAAAAACAACGGATGGCCGCACTTCGTGAATTGTACCGGGATAGGTTAAGGGCCGAAAATACTCAATCAGTCAGTGAACCCCCAGCAACGATATAATTATTCGGCAAAGCACATCCGCAGGATGAAGCTATTTGAACGGGCGCATTTGAAGCCTGTTTTTAATGCTTTGCACGAGCAGATAAAGCCGGTGGTAAAAACTTTGCGAGAACATGGCATTGAAGCAGCCCAAAGGTCCATTGATGTGATCCATATTAACCATTATTTGGCAGGCCCTATTCGAGATATTTACAAAGATGTGGGGCTTTATTTTGCTAACAAAACCATTCACGACCTTAACCAAAGCGTAAAGGAGGTAAAGGCTGGATTTGGCTTTAACGAGGAGTTCCTTCGGGAGATCCTTGCTTTCTTTGCCCAGTACCTGCTGAATAAAGCTATCCTGCCAATCAGTGAAACCACGAAAAACCAAATATTGCAAGTTATTAGTGAGGGAATTGCGGCTGGGTGGGGCGCGGACAAAATCGCCACCACCCTGGAATCGCCGGAGCTTATTTTGTGGCGCGCCAGGTTAATCGTTCGCACCGAGGCCAATAAAGCTATGAACTATGGCCAGCAATTAGGCGAGGCTAAATCGGAGTGGGAGTCAGTGAAAACTTGGATAGCCGCCAACGATCACCGGACAAGGCACTCTCACCGCGTGGTGGATGATGCCACCGTGGATTTTAAGGAGCGGTTCGTGGTGCCTATTTACCAGGGGGCAAAACCCCATCAGCAGATTGGGGTGGACATGATGACCGGACCCGGTGATCCGCACGCCTCGGCTGGGAATGTTTGTAACTGCAGGTGTACATTGGCATTTAAGGCAAAGCGGGATGAGAATGGCAGATTGGTGCCAAAACCATCGGCAGAAAAATTTGCCGCATTTGTATAATAAAATATTTATAACTTTACTACGAACTTAATCCCTACCTGATGGAAATAAAAAGCATACCCCTTGAGCTAAAGGATGTTGATACATCGAAGCGCACCGCGCTTATTGCTCATGCGGTTTACAATAATATCGACCGGGTTGGTGATATTTCCACAAAGGGTATGTTCAATAAATCATGGCAAGAGAGAAAGTCCATCGATTTTTTATTTAACCACGAAACAAAGCAGATACCTGGAAACGTAATCCGCACATTTGAAGATGATGAGCGTGCATATACCGAGGTGAAGTTTGGCGAGTGGACACTCGGAAATGATGTGATGGCCATGGTTGAAGCCGGGGTGATCCGGGGCGCATCGTTTGGATATGTTACCGAGAAAAAGGAAGTAGTTGAGATAAAAGGCCGCAAGATCAGGAAATTAAAAGAGGTTTGGCATAACGAGACCAGTCTTTTGACCGCTATGCCTGCCAATCCACTGGCCGGAGTTGTTTCGCTTACAAAGTCAGAAGATATTCAGAATTTTATTGCAGAGATAAAATCGCACATTGAGGCGATGGACAGATTTTGCAGGAACACGAAAGCATCTGATGAAACCATCATCAGCATCCTTTCAGAATTAAAGCAAGCGCAAGACTTACTATCGAAATACGATACCGCAGTCACTCCGCTGATCACGGAGCCGCCTGCCAGCAAAAGCGATAGTTTCTATAAACAGTTACTATTGTTAAAAACAAAATTGAATTAATCATGGCAGAAGAAAATAAGGAGTTGAAGCTCCTGGAAGATATCGCCTCAAAGGTCGATGCTTCCACCAAAGAAGGCAAAGAGGTAAAAGCCCTCGTTGATCAGGCCAGCAAAGAAGTGGCCGAGACAAAAAAGAAAGCTGAAGAGCTGGCCGAGGCCCTCAGTAAAAAAGATGCCACCATTGTAGAAATACAGGGTGAGATCAAAGAACTGAAGGCTAAAAGTGGCCGCATTAAGGGTGAGGCTGCAAAGCCTGTTGAGCTGAAGCAGTTGATCAGCGACACGATCCTTGAGCATAAAGATGCGATCATGCGCTCCGAGCGTGGACCGCTGGTGACCAACATGGAGATCAAATCCGTTGGCCCTATCGTTTCTGGTAACCTTACCGGTACTGGAAACAACTACATATCTTACCTCGACTGGAGGCCAGGTATGGAGCCTACCGGCCAATTCCGTTTCAGGTCCCTTTGCCGCATGATCCAATCGGAGACAGATTTCGTTCGTTTCCCAAGGGCAAACGTGCCTATCGGCGAAGGATCATTTGCAAAGGTGACTGAGGGAAGCACAAAGCCGCAGGTTGACCGCGATTATACGATGATCGATGTAACGCTTACCCCAATGGCGGGTTATGCGATCGTATCTCGCCAGTCGCTTCGCAATATCGTGTTCCTGCAATCCTGGTTGCCTACATCGATGATGGAGCAGCTGGAAGATAGCGAGGACACAGAATTTGCAAACCAGCTCGTGGCCGCTGCTACCGGTGTAACAACCGTGCAGACTGGCTTTACCGGTGTACCGGAGAAACTGATCTCATTCATTAAGAATTTGCTGAAAAACAAATTTCGCCCGAATGGTATCGCCGTGGATCCTGACATCTGGGCAAACCTGCTGGTGTTCCAGCCTGGTCGTACCACAACTGCCGCCCCTGCCACTACCGTGCCTTATAGTAATCCGTTTGTGGTTACTGTTGGTGCTGATGGTATGGTGCGTATCCTCGGCATCCCTGTTTACCCTGTAAACTGGCTGACTGGTGGTCGTGTGATCGTTGGAGACTGGACCAAGGTGGCAGTGGTACAAAGTGAAGGTTTGGTGATGAGGCAAAGTGATTCTCATGCTTCTATCTTTACGGCGAACGAGCTTGCGTTCCTGTTGGAGAGAACTGAGAACCTGGCCATCTTCCGCCCGGATGCTTTCGTGACCGCAGTATTGACCTAATTCACGCATAGGGTTGGTGGATCATTAGATACATACACAGTAACGAGGCCCTCTTTTGGGGGCCTTTCTCTTTTTAAAAATACTTTTGGTATTTCAATTTTATTGTTAACTTAGATTTTCGATGCAGGTCTTTTGGTGCCGAGAACCCCAAAGACTTGATTCGTAAGATGATAGTTATTTCCCCTGATGTTCTCGGACTGAAGGGGATTTTTTTTATTATGGATAAAAAAAGGGTATGTAATCTTCGTAAAGGAGAAGTATTTAAGTGGATGGGAACATCTTATATGGTCACAAGCATTCGCGATATGATATATTTTAGAATGTTAGATAGTTATAATTATTTAAATGGGTATCCATACTCTTTTGGCCGTAAAAACCAAATGTGGGTGCAATTAATAACCGAAAAATGAAAAGACTACTTTTAATTGGCATCATGTTTTTTGGCTTGTCTTGTTCCAAAGATTCAACCCCGAATGTTTGTTATATCTGTACCCTAAGCGATAGCCCCGATGGTACAAAGAACGCCCCCCAGACCGTATGCGGTGAGGGTGCGGAAAATACCCAGTTCAGGGATAATAAAGGGAATTTTTTAGCTTCTTATTGTCATAAAAAATGAGCCACCCAGCCTGGTCTTTGATAAAGTCTTTTTATTGCCTGAATTTGGATAAAAACCCCCAACGATGGGAGAAATGTGTGCCGGAGTTTATAAAGGTGGGGATTGATTACGTGGAGCAAATAGTGACGCATGAGGGCGAGAATAGGTATTTGTCATTCAACCAGGCGCATTATGATGCAATAAAGAAAGGATATGATACCGGTGAGCCTTTCTGCATATTTGAGGATGATATTGGGTTTGATCCTATTCATTGGAAAAGAATGGAAGAGGCCACCAGCCAACTTCCTGCAGATTGGGATCTGCTATACCTGGGGGCAAATATCACCGGGTTTGATAATAACGTTTGGCAGATGCCTATGAAAGTGACGCTGAATTTAGTGAGGTTGTATAATGCCTGGATGACGCACGCCATCGTTTATTCCAATAAGATGGCAAAATGGGTGCTGGATAATTTTGACCCGCAGACCTTTCCGGTTTATGATGAGTGGCTAAGGGTGAATGCCATGGTTGAGCGGGATGTATATTTGGTAAACCCGATGATATGCTTTCAGAAACCCGGATATTCGGATGTGTCGCAGATGGAAGTGGCCTATGGGTGCCATAAAGAGGGCAATGAATGGATGAAAAATAATTTATGATCAGATTTGTAACATACTCAGCCGCCAACATGACCATCAGCAGAGATAAATGCGCGCAGGATGCCGCTAAGAACGGTGCTGATGAGGTCCATGTTTTCCATTCCGGGCTGGATGTTTCACAAGAGTTTTATAAAACCAACAAAGCCATTCTTGACGCTGAATTTGCGGTTAATTATGAGCCATCCCCAAGGCCTTGCAATGGATATTGGCTGCACAAGCCATATTTCATTAACCGGGTGATGATGGAGGCCCAGGACGGGGATTATATCGTGTATGTGGATGCTGGGTGCGAGATCATTTCCCCGCTGAATGCCATTATCCCGCACATGGATCAGGATGTGTTTTTATTCACCAACGGCCTTACCCATATCGAGTGGTGCAAGATGGATGTGATTGCAGCCATTAACAAAGATGCCATCACGGTGGACCATAGCAAAGAGGGGTATTTTTTAGGGTATGACCCGCATTATATCCGCGCCCAGCAGGTGCAAGCATCGGCCATGTGGATCAGGGTTTCGCCCTTCAGCCGTAAGTTTATAAAGGAGTGGCTGGTATGGTGCCAAATGCCGGGGATGATTGATGATAGCCCCAGTGAGCTGCACAATTACCCTACTTTTGCCTCACACCGGTACGATCAGGCTATTCTTTGCTGCCTGCAGATCAAATATGAATTAAAGACCCATTGGTGGCCAGATGCGCGGTGGTTTGAGTCGCAGCGTTACCGGTGGCCTGAAGACACATACCCATCGATGTTTATTCACCACAGAAAAAGAAACGAAGAATGGTCATAGGCAAAGGCGATATCGCTTCAGTAATCACGGACCGCGAAGATGTGATATTCTTTGCATCCGGGGTGAGCAATTCAAAAGAAACGAGGCAGAATGAATACCGAAGGGAATTAAAGCTGCTGATGGAGCAGCCGAAAAGTAAGCATTTGGTTTATTTCTCATCGCTTTGCATTTACTACCTGAAGACCGAATACGCGAGGCATAAAAGAGTGATGGAGCATACTATTAAAGAGCATTGGCCGGGATATACCATTATCAGGCTGGGGAATATTGATTGGGGCAAAAACCCAAATACACTGATAAACTATTTGAGGGCGCATCCAAATGCGAATGTGCAGAATGTTTATAGGCATATCGTGTCGCTGGATGAGTTTAAATACTGGCTTTCGATGATTCCGGTTCCTGGTCAGAATGAGATGAATATACCAGGCCAGCGGGTGTGGGTGCCGGAATTGGTAAAATCACTTAGAAATGAATAATCCGCTTATCTCCATATTGATCCCCGTGTATGGCCGGGGTAAACTTTACCTCGATCAGCTTTTGCAATCCATAAAAGAGCAGACCTATAAAAATATTGAGATCCTTACCCATGAGCAAGAAGGGGCGGCTGCATCAATGAATTATTTACTCGACTGCGCGGCTGGGGATATTATAAAGCCGATGTTTCAGGATGATTATTTTATCCGAAAAGATAGCCTTGAGAAGTTCGCAAAAATAGAGGGCTGGGGAGTTTGCACCTCAAAGCACACCAACGAGCGCGGTGATCATGTTCCATACCTTAACCATGACCTTTATTCGCATGATCGTGGACTGGCTGAGGGTTGCAATACATACGGATGCCCTTCGGCGGTGGCGTGGAAGCGTTCTAATCTCCGTTTTGACGAGTCGCTTACATGGCTTTTCGATTGTGAATTTTACACCAGGCTTATCGAGCAATACGGCCAGCCATCAATAGTAGATACTTCGGTGATGATCAGGGAGTGGGATGGAATGGCCACGCGGTCCATACCCGGATCAGTTATATTACAAGAGCGTGAATATGTAAGCAAAAAATATGAACAAAGCAGATAAAATATACGTTGCCGGCCATACGGGGCTGGTGGGTAGTGCGGTGCTAAGAAAACTGCAGCAAGAGGGATATGAGAATATCATCACCATCACCCATAAACAACTTGATTTGAGAGATCAGTCGAGGACATTAGAATTTTTTAAATATCACCGGCCAAATTATGTTTTTTTATGTGCCGGGAAGGTGGGTGGAATTATGGCCAATGATACCCAGCGCGGAGAGTTTATTTATGATAATATACTTATTCAAGCGAATGTTATTCATGCTGCATATTTAACCAATGTAGCAAAATTGATCACCGTGGGATCATCTTGCATTTACCCGCGTAATTGCCCCCAGCCTATAAAAGAAGAATATCTTTTGAGCGGTGAACTTGAGCCTACCAATGAGCCGTATGCGGTGGCAAAAATAGCTGGAATTAAAATGGCTGAGTCGTATCGCAGGCAGTACGGGTGCAATTTCATATCTGCTATCCCCACTAATTCATACGGTGATCACGATAATTATAACCCGACTACTTCTCATGTACTTCCTGCAATGATAAAAAACTTTCACGATGCAAAGATTAATATGCTACCTCATGCGGTTATTTGGGGCAGCGGTACGGTTAGCCGTGAGTTTATTCACTCCGATGATATGGCAGATGCCTTATATTTTTTGATGCAAAACTATGATGGTGATCAGCCGGTAAATGTGGGAACGGGTGAAGATATCACCATCCAGGAATTAGCCATGATGATAAAGCGCGTGGTGGGTTATACTGGGGAAATTTATAACGATTGCACAAAGCCGGATGGTATGAAAAGGAAGCTGCTGGATGTTTCAAAAATAAATAGTTTTGGGTGGAAAGCTAAAATAGGTTTAAGAGAGGGAATTGAAAGGGTGTATAAAAATTATATTAAATGCTGACCGCTAAATCCATAGGAACGGGTGGCCTTGGCCGTTTTGGTAATCAGATGTTCACCATAGCTGGAGTGATCGGCATAGCTGCCAGATCAGGCCAGCCGTATGCTTTCCCCAGGTGGCAGACCCATGATAATGCTATTTTTGGAAACCCGGTAGATGATATTGAGGCGCACCTGGTGAATGAATTGCCTCGCATCCCCGATGGCCTGTTCTTTCAAAATTACGGCTATTTTTGGGGGTATCGCGATATAGTGTTGCCAACGGGTAATTATTCTATTGATGCGCACATGCAGTCCTATAAATTCTTTTCTCACTGCATTGGTCAGGTCCGAGAGGTGTTCAGGTTTAAGGATGAGCCGGAGCAGAACGATTATGTGGCAATCCATTACCGGGCTGGGGATTATATTGACGACCCGAACGCGCAGCACCCGAGATGTTCTAAAGAATATTACCAGCAGGCTATGGCTATGTTTCCAGAAGGGACTGAATTTAAAATATTTACTGATGATCATACTGCATGGTTTAAAATGATGAAGGATTATTATGATCGTATAGCATTAAAAGAAGCGTATATCATAGGGGAGAGCGATCCTGGGTTAATGGATGTTTTTAGCAACTACATCGATGACTTTAAACTAATGAAACGCTGCAAGTCATTTATTTGCGCCAATTCATCTTTTAGCTTTATGGCCGCCTTGCTGGGTGAGCATCCCGATAAAAAAATAATCATGCCATCCCGGTGGTTTGGTTCATCAATGCCACCTGAATTTGAAACAAAAGATATTTACCCCGATGGGGCAATAATAATATGAGAATCCTCTGGTCACTCCACCTTTATCCCCCGATGCATAACTGCGGCAGCGAGTATGTCGCACACAACGTTAACCAATTCCTGATAAGCCGTGGCCACCATGTTAGGTGCGTGCTGCACTACGATCAGAATAATAAAGTTGGCACTCCGTATACCTATGAGGGAGTGGAGTGTGTTGGCAGTAAGACGGGCCAGAGCGTGGATACCTACCGATGGGCAGATATTATCCTTACCCATCTGGACATGACCCAGTTCACCATCCTGATGGCAAAACAGGCCAAGCGATCGCTGGTCCATTTCGTGCATAATGATATCCCTTATTCATCCATTGAGAATAATTTTGGTAACGTATCAGCAGTTTATAATTCCAAATGGATCGCTGATAAAATTGGCTACAAAATCCCCGGTTATGTTCTCCACCCCCCTTGCGATACTACCCATTATGATATTGGAGAGCCTACCGGAGATGCCATTACGCTGATCAGCCTGAATTTTATGAAGGGCGGCTATTTTCTTAGAAAGCTGGCCATAGCCATGCCTGATCGCAAATTCATAGGGGTGATTGGTAGCTACGATAACCCCGGAAATGATGGCCCAAAGCAGAACGTGATCGTGGAACTGCTCCGCGAGCTGCCAAACGTGGAGATTGTTGAAAATTCCCCCGATATATTGAGCGTGTACAGGCGCACGCGCATCTTAATTATGCCATCTTATTACGAAAGCTGGGGTAGGACCGCCACCGAGGCCATGTGTTCAGGAATCCCGGTCATTTGCACCCCTACACCTGGGCTGAAGGAGAACTGCGCCAATGCTGGCATTTACGTTGGCCATGAATTGCCTGACCTTACCCCAGGTGAGCCGCAAGTGGAGCTTGGCGAGGTCGAGGATTGGGCAAAAGCCATCCGTAAATTGGATAATCCCGCTGAATACAGGAAAAAATCTTTACTTTGTAGGGAGAGAGCCAGAGAATTGGACCCAATGAAGGAACTTGAAGGGCTTGAAGCATTTTTATACGAACAAGCACACTCGTACCGATGAGAAATAATATCATTGACATACGCCGCAGCGAATCATCTCCAACAGAGCCTTGCACACTCGCCGAAGCGAAGGCGCAGTGCATAGTAACATATACCGATGATGATGCGCTGATAACGGCCCTTATCACTAAGGCGAGAAAAATAATTGAGAATTACTGCAACATTTCTATTGTGACGCAATCGGTGGTGATGACCGCTGATCTTTACAACGAGTATGAGTTACCCTATGGCCCCGTTACCGGGATCACTGGAGTTCAGACCAGGACCGGGAACGAGGGCAGCGGCCCTGCATCATATACCACGGCCACATCAGGCTGGAGTACCGATGGAACGCAGTTCATATCCTTTATGCCATCAGATGGCGGCGCATTCGATCCCAGCTCCCCATTTCGGGGATATTTTCAGTGGGGGCCTTGGGCCTCACCTTATGGCAATGCGCCCGGAAATCGCTACCGTATCACCTACACAACAGGATATTCCGTGGTTCCTGATGATTTAAAGCAGGCGGTGCTGGTACAGGTCGCATGGCTTTATGAACATAGGGGCGAAGAGGAGATAAGCGTATGCGAAGCAGCAAAAATAATAGCCGAGCCGTATAAAAGACAGTTATGGCAGTAAAGTCCATTGGGAATATGAGGGAGACGGTGGTTTTCCTGCAAAACACCCCAACGGTGGCGGGGGCTGGCTATGCGGATAATTATACCACATTACTTACCACCCGTGGCCAGCTTATTTATAAATCCGGTAACCGGTCGCTTACTTACGGTGATTTATCGGATAATAATTTTCTCACCTTACGGTGTCGGTTTCAGACTGCCCTTGCCTCCGCCCTAAGATCGGACACAAAGATTGTGATCAACTCCATCACTTATACTTTTTCAGCATATCATCTCGTTGACCAAAAAAAGCATATCTACGAATTTCAGATACAAAGCCAAACCAACTAATGCCTACGACCATCACATTAAACGGGTGGACCGAATTTGAAGCCAAGCTGAAAAATATGCCGGAAACCCTCCAAAAAGAAATCGGAGGCGAGGTTGAAGATGCGGCAAGGCTTTGGGCGACGGGAGCAAAAAATGATGCACCGGTAGACCAGGGGTTTTTACGTGGGTTGATTACAAGTTCTAAGACTGGACCAATGATGGCCGAGGCTACTTCACCGTCTGAATATTCCGCCTATGTGGAATGGGGAACTAAAAGCCGGGTAAGAGTACCGACCGATTTGCAGCAATACGCTTTGCAATTTAAGGGTGCAGGCGGTGGTGGGGTGGACCCAAAACCTTTTATATTTGCCTGGTGCAAAAGAAAGGGCATCCCTGAGAAATCGTGGTGGCCGGTGTTTATCTCCATTATGGTTAAAGGAATTAGGCCGCACCCATTTTTTTTCGTGCAGGTGCCTGTGGTGGAAAAGCAACTAATTAACAACCTGCGCAATATCTTAAAAACTGAGCATTGAGAGACTTATCAAAACCATTTAGGCTGGCCGTTTTTTCTGTATTAAACGGGAACACCGGAGGCATACCCATTTACGACGAGAAGCGGCTGGTCAGTGCTACCGATAACACTTTTATCCTCTTATCCACCCAGCAGCAAACCCAGGAGGAAGTGAACGATTGCACATGGGTAAGCAGGCTCAGCATAGATATTGAGGTCTATAATAAGACCGGCAGCGAAGTGAGTAAAGACACCATAGATGATGTGAGTAATACCATCCTGGGCTTGCTGCTCCCTACCGTAGGGGTCAGCCCGATTTCCAGCGGTGGCATTCAGTTCACCTATGCCTTTGCGGAAAGTATCATCAGTCGAAATATAGGCATCACCGAGACTGAAAGCGTGCTGCAGAAAGTGATCCGTTTCGTGGCGACAGGGGTGCAGCAATCTTGATGTTTGTAATTGGAAATAATATTATAACTTTATATTGATTTAAAGGATGGCCCGTTTTTAATCCGTAAACTATCGTACCCATGAGTACCCCGACATTTATCCAAAGTAATCTCGTTCCGCTGATGATTTCAACAGATGGAACGAATTATTATTCGGTCGTTTGTAAAAAAGCGGCCAACTTTAACGGCACCACGCCTACTAATGTGGATGATACCGACTGCGGCCCTGCCGTGGGTTTGGGATCCAGTCAGTGGACCTTCGATATTGAAGGGGTGCTGAACACCACGCCGAATGGTGCTACCGAGGTAAGTGCTAAGACTGTATTGCAGTATTGGAACACCCAAACACTGCTCTACATCAAAATGCAATACCCTAACCCCGGTGGAACGAATTTTTACATCCAGGGAGATGGCTATATCACCGCGTTTAAACTCGGTGTGCAGATCGGCCAGGTGGTGAACTTCTCAGCCACATTCTCCGGTAATGGAACAGTTGATATAACCCCATAATATGGCAATAATAAATTTACTTCCGAGAAAGGAGTTTGAAATTACCTTATCCGATGGCACGGTGATCCGTGGCCAGTATGGTACGTGGGCTTTAAAAAGGTTCTGTGACAAGTTTGGCTATTCGTTAAAAGATGCGGGAACGCACCTGCATGATCCCAGCCTCGATGAGGTGGTTCAGTATGTGCTTGCAGCGGTGGAATATCCATTTGCAAAGAAGGGCGATAAATGCCCGTATAACGATGTGGATGCCTGCGATTGGATAGACCAGGTTGGCGGCATTCAATCGCCGGAGTTTGCCAAATTGTTTGGCCATTCTGCGGATGATAGTGGCGCGGAGGAACAAAAAAAAACGGAGGACAATCCTCCGAGCTAACATGGGGTGATATCCAGCGTATATTTTATTCCAGTGGGCTAAGGCCGCAGGATTTTTGGGAAAGCACCTTCGATGAGGTGCTTTTGGTCGTTAAGGGGAAAGTGGATGATTGGCGGGTGCAACGGTGGGCATCGTATCAAATTTGTTGCTCTTTTATTTCCAGTGATAAAATGCCTCATATTTGTGATTTCATACCGCTGGCATTTGATGATGAGATAAGGGAGGCTGAGAAAACATCGATTGATAACGCTTATGATGAATATTACCACCGGTGGGCTATGGAGCAGATGCAAAGCATAGAGTGGCCAAGTAAAAATTAATTATCATGTCCAACGTTCTTACAGGGGTCATACAGATAACCGCACCGGGGGTAAAAAAGACCTTTGATGATCTATCGCTCTCCCTGAGCAACCAGCGATCTATTTTAAAGAATCTTCAGGTAGAATATGCCAAATTATCCACCACTCAGTTAAGCAGCCCCTTTGGGAAGGAACTTGCAGCGGATATAAAAATTGCCCAAGCAGAAATAAAAAGATTGGAGGCTGGGTCGGTTAGCTCTTTTGGTAACATTGGAGCCGCAGCGACAAAAGGCTTTTCAGCCGTTCGTAATCTTGCCTACTTATTGCCAGGTATTGGCATTGCTGGTATATTCTCCATTGCTGGCGATGCGGTGATCAGTTTTACCAAGTCTTTATTCGGCATGGATGAAGAGGTGACAAAATCATCTATAAAGCTGGAAGATTTTGTTAAGGATGTAAATGATTTAAAGCAGGCTTTTGCTGGTGGTGAGGCTGGACAGGTTGAGCTGGTACAATCACTTGCCGCTGCCGTTACCGACCAGACAAAATCTTATAAGGAAAGGAACAATGCGTTAAATGAGCTAAAGTCAATAAACAAGGGCTATTTTGGCGACCTTTCACTCGAAGAGGCTTCTTTGGTCACTTTAACCAAGAGGGTTGAAGAATATACCAATGCGCTGATAGCAGCCGCCGTCACAAAGGGGTTTCAGGATGAGATTTCAAAAACCTCTGTGGAGTTATCGAAGCAAATTTCCGTTTATAATAAACTTGGAAAGGAACTTGATAATGCAAACAGGGCTTTAGAAAAGACCACTAAATTAAGAGGAACGGCATACGGTACAGAGTCTATTTCATACCAATATATTGAGGCTGAAAAGGCGGTTAAAAAAGCGAATGATGCGTTAAAAGCGCAAGGCAAAATAATTGATCCGCTTACCTCTCAAATGGGTGAGCTAAAGAAAGCGTTGAATGATGCAGTTGCCGAAGAGATAAAATTCACCCCGTTAAAAGGTGGGTCGGCCACTGTACCGGTAAAGGTAAAAGTTGAAAAGCCGGAAAGTTTTGATCTTGTATCTATTTTGGATGGTTTTAGTGGTGAAGATGCGGCCCGTGAGATGTATAAAAAGATTGCTAAGGCTTTCAGGGATCCTACATTATTTAGGGGGATCACTGGGTTAAATGATGAAGGGCTAATTTTAAACGATGTAAAAGTTAAACTAAAGGTAAGTAGCGATGTTCAAGACGCTTTAGATCGTTTGGCCCAATTTAAAAAACTGGGGGAGGACCTGGGTAAAGCGTTTACAAATGGCCTTAATACTGCTCTTCAAGATGGGCTTTCGGCTATTGGTGAGGGAATAGGTAATCTTTTGTCTGGGCAGGATTTTGGTAGTCAATTTGCGCAGGTTTTTGGGAACTTACTGGAAACAATGGGTAAGGCTCTTATAAAATTTGGTATTGTAAAAACAGGTATTGACGCAATTATAAAAAATTTCCAAATACCAGGCGGCGTTGCAATCGCCTTAGGTATATTCTCTATTGCGGCTGGTAAACTTATCAAAAACATATCCGGCGCACGAGCGCTTGGTGGTCCGGTGGCAGCTGGTGGTACTTACCTGGTGGGGGAAAAAGGCCCTGAGCTATTTACCCCAAATACGGGTGGGCAAATAACCCCAAATAATATGCTCGGTGGCCGTGGCGTATCTGGTGGCGGGGTGATGGTGCAGGTAGCGGGAGAATTTATACAACGTGGCCAGGACCTGCTTGCCGTGATCACGCTGGCTAACCAAAGTAAAGCACGATTAATATGAGCCAGTACGGGATAATATACAGAATGGAGTTTTTAAACGCTGAAGGTTTTACGGTTAGGGTGAATATATCCCCGACTGATGTGCTGATTGGCGATGGTGATACCCCGGAGATCATCGACCTGAAACCGGGCGATGCCCCGGTGATCATTTCAGCCAGCAATAACGATGAGGATAAATTCACACCCATCCGGAGCAAGTCGGCAAAGATAAAATTCAGGTCAGATAGCTCAAATAATCTCGATAGTGCCACGTTCTCGCAAGGCGGAGATAATTTATGGGTTTGCGATATTATTCTTCAGGACACCCCCGAATATATTTTCCGAGGCTTCCTGATGATGGCCGATAACCAGCAACCATTCCAGCCCGACCCACAATATGTGACACTCACCGCCACCGATCACCTCGCCGCACTAAAAGAAGTGGCCCTAACTGATCTTAGCGGAGATACCCCGCAAGGGAAATACCGGGTGGCCGACCTGATAAACTTTTGCCTGCGCAAGACAGGGCTTTCGCTTTCATTTTTTGTGGTAAATAACCTCCGGGCGGGATCCGGTGAGCTTACCAATCCACTCACGTTCTCACAACCTGGAAATTATTTTGTAACGGATGGATTGCTCACTAAGTATTTTTATCCGGGCCAGGAGATCACCATCACGGGAACGGTTAGCAATAACGGAACATTTATCGTGGCCTCCGTTGATAATTCAGGGCTGGTTTCTCAAGTGACGCTAACCACTACCATCACCACCAGCGAGGGTGCCTCCGGTGGTGTGATTAACGACACCCAATCTTTGCTCCATTGGTACGATGCGGTATATATCGATGCAAAAACATTTGAGGCCGAAATAGGAACGTGCGAGAATTGTTACTCGGTGCTGGAGAAAATTCTGGGAGAGGATTGCTTCATCACCCAATGGAAGGGGAATTGGTGGATATTCAGGGTGGATGAAATGGAGGATAATCCGGTCTATGTGGCCGAGTTTGATAATACAGGGGCTTATATATCCACCGCAGCCGGTACACAATACGATAAATCAATAGGCAGAAACGAAGATCATAAATTCGCCAATGCCGATACGCTGCTCCGTTTTGTGAGGCCGCATGATTATGTGAAAGAGACCTTTAAATTTGATACCCCGCTGGAAGTTCCGTGCAACGTAGATTTTTCACGGGGAACAATTTTTAGCGACACCCAGCCGCTGAAAAAATATACACCTGAGTGCTGGACCCTGAGAAGGGGCTATCCAACTTCGCCCCAGGCCACCACCATCACTCCGTATATTCAAAAGAATTTTAACCTGAACGATTACGAAACGGATAGATTTATGGTTGTGCCAAATGCGGCTTCGCCTACTTATTTGGAATATTTGGAGTCAGAGCCAATACCGGTAAGCGTAAACGATAAGATAAACGTTTCATTTGATTGGCGAATAACCACGGCCACGGGCTTTGCCACCCAATTCATTAAATACCTTTCTGTGGTGCTTCACGGGGATGATGGAACCTGGTGGCTGCTTGGTGGTATTGGCACATCAGATGATCCTTCTTATGTTCCTGGAAGTTCTCAATTCAAATGGTATAACACATCATCTTTTGGCGCAAATACCGCCGCACCCGATATTTTCTACGATTTCAATGATATCACCGAGACCGATTGGCAATCGTTTACCTGGGATGCCCCGCCGATGCCGGTTTCAGGCAATATTTACCTATGGCTTAATAACTGGAAGCAGTCTGGATCATCGAATTACAATAGGGTAATTGAATATGGTAATCTATCCGTTGAGTACAATGCCATCATCAACGGCACTTATCAAAAATATTCAGGGCAAAGCTCGCGAATTGACCGCACCGAGGATGGATATCTGGCCAACAGGGATAAAACTGTCTCCATAAGCGACTCGCCTGTAAAACTGTATAAAGGCGGTATGTTCCTCTATGTAAATTCGGTGTATATCCTATTCCCGAATTGGTTTAACGCTGCCACGCTGGGCAATACCGTTGTGGTTCCATCGCAGGACTATCTTCACCCATACGGCTACATCCAGGCATTTAGCGTTTGGAATCAGTACAAAGGATATAACACATCCAGCCCGGTCAGGGGAATAGGCATTAATATTTTCTCAGGATCCGTAAAAGGCCTTACCGATGATTGGCCCGACCTACTGCACCGATACAACCTTACGGATACCAATCTGCAAACCATCAACCGGTATTTTATCTTAACTTCACTTGAGCAAAACTGGAAAACGTGCATTTGGACCGCCACCCTGATTGAGGTATATAACCGGGTGATATTTAAATCCTATTCAGACCCATTTGAGTTTAAATACATCAGCAGATGAGCAACCGCATAAAATCAAATAATGTTATTATTGAGCTGAAAATCTCAGGGGTGTATTACCCAGTTTTTTGCGGTAAAACGATGGAGTTCGCACAAAACCAGGAGCTGATTGAGGTCACCAGCGTAAACTCGGCCACAGGGCGGGAATATGAGCCGGGTCTAACCACCGGCAATCTATCCATTAATGGGGTGTCAATACTTGATAATTCAGGTGGGCGGGTTTCGCTGCCTTATTTGATGGGTTCAGCTTTACGTTCGGTTCAGGATATGCGCATACGGCTCACCGATGATGATGGCACCACGCTGCAGATTTCCTTTCAGGCCCTTATCACTACCAATAATTTATCCCGTGCGGTGGGGACATACTCAAATTCTTCGGTATCGATGACCGTCACCGGGGGCATTACTGTGGGTCCGGTGGATCCTCCCGCACCGATTGAGATTGATGTTTATAGCGATACCTGGGCCACGGTTAACGGGCAGAATTATGTTGATGGCGCAAGCCTGGGCATATCGCCATCAGCCATCGCCAACGGCGGGGCGTTCACCCTTGGGGCTACCGATACGCTGCTGGAGGTGAAAGTGGAGGGAACGGAATTTGACCTGATCACATCTGGCGCTCCTGGTAACAGGCAGTGTAAATTCAACACAAGCACTTTTGTACTTATTTTTGCCACTGATATGATATTCGATGGAACACAAAGGGTATTTATCGAGTGGAAACGAACACTTTAAATTATGACCATAACCGCACGTTTATTCGCCACGACTCCGGGAGCTTACTCCTTTTCATCGGCTGATCTGGCCAATGTGGTGATACTTTGTGTGTGCAGGCAAGGGCTGGGCTATGATTGTGTGGTGGGATCGGGTCCAGGCAACCGGGAGGCTCGATATGATAATAGTGCCGGTTCTCTTACTTTTCAAAATGCGTTTACCGGGCCTGGGTCTGGATCGAGCAGTGACGTTGACCCACCTGAAGAAGTTTATGTAAGGTATAAATACTAAGATATGAGAAAGATACTTTTATTGCTTTTTATTTTTTGTTCGGCCATGGCCATGGGGCAAGGGTCATCTATGCCTAAAAACACCATCCCGGTGATTAGGGTATTAGACCTATCAAGGTGGTTCAATAATGCTGGATATCCCACCCCTTTTGTGTCCATACCTGGATATACCAATATATCGGCCAGGTATAAATGGGTGGCTGGGGCTTTTGATAGTGCTTTACATATTGGCCTTTGGGGATCGGTGCCAACGGGTGTGAGGTCTGGGGTATGGCAGGCCGATGGCGAGCTGGCTATGGACACCACCACTGGGTATATTTATGGCCGGCAAAATGGGTCATGGATCAAGTACGCTAAATTCAGTGATATTGGCGCTACCAGAGATCGCTTAGGATTTTCCGGAGAGGATATTACAGCTGCTGCGAATAGAAGTTTCAATCAAAATGGGTACGACTTTAGTTTTACTGGCGATGGAAGCTTTAAAATAAACGGTGGCGTTTCGGGTTCAACCGCCAAGTTTCAAATAGGGCAAAACAAGATTACTCAATTTGCCCCGACATTATCTGTTGGTACGGTTCCAGTAAATAGCATACACTCTTTTTTTTATTTCGATGATACCCTTACCGCGGCAAACAACTCATCGGTCCCTTTACAAGGATTTCAGCTGAATAGATATATAACCCAAGGTGAAAACAATGTATCAGTTCAGTTTAAAACGGGTGCATTGCTCGGCCTTGTATTTAGAACAAAGGATACTATTACCTTAGTACCACAAGGGAGTGATGCTGTTTATGGGATGCATGGATCTCTTTTATTCAGAAAGCGGTCAGACCAAACAGGAAGGTCGGCCATCAGGTCGGGAACAATCCCTGGCATAGATGCTTCAGCAGGATTTTTAGGAAGCATTAATTTATCTGGTGGAGTCCCAGGAAACAATTTTCATCTTTATGGTGATTACTCTGCAATAACGGCATACAACTACAACAATTCTGGCTCAGGCGTTGATACGATTGATAACTACTACGCATTTCTATCGTATGGGTCTTCACAAACCTATATAAATAGAGCTTATAATTTTTACGGTGAAGGAATTGGTGGTGGTGCAGATACTGTTTGGGGTTTATATACTACTGCCGAAGATTTTAACTACATGAGTAATGGTCTTAGGATTGGAGCAGGGATTAAGAATAGCACCGACAGGCCAGTGGCAAGTGCAATACTTGATTTAAATTCTACTACAAAAGGGTTCCTTTCCCCAAGAATGACAGCTACCCAAAGGGCGGCAATCTCTTCCCCTGCAACGGGACTTTTAGTGTATGATACAGATAGTTCACGATATATGCTTTACAACGGAGCATGGAAGGGGTTAAAATATACCGATGAGGGTGGCGGTTCGGGCAACTATAATTCAAACGTGGGTTCCGCTTATCGGTTAGCCATCCCGAATACGAACAATATTAAAACCCTTTCCGCTAAATACGGGATAACCTTAGATAGTGCCACCACTAATGAGATAGGTATTAAGGCGGACACGGCTACTTTGTTCCCTGCGGTGAGGGCAACTATTTCGGGAGTATCAGATTCATCAAAATTCACATTGCAAAGAGATACTATCTCAATAGCCTCATTCGGTGCAGGTGGAGGTCAGGCGGGGGATACTACATCTTTTTCCACTTCTACCATTTACGGGTCTTTTTATAATGACGGTTCAGATACCCTTGTAATCACTTCCATTCGGGCAGTTTTACAGGGTTCATCTCCTTCGTTAGTTCCAACAGTTTATTATAATGATTCAATAAACGTAACGGCAGGGGCTACTAAATTGGTAAATAGTCCGGCTACGTTAACCAATACTGCGGTGGGCGTTTCTTCCACTCCTGATAATCAAAAGATTCCTCCGGGGGTTTGGGTATGGGTCAAAACCGAAACGGTAACAACCAAGCCGACTTATTTTTCCTTAACGCTAATCGGATATAAAAAGAGAAAATGAGGTTATTAATATTCATATTACTATTCCCTTTTATTGCCAGTTCGCAGGTGATAATGACTGCGAGATATACGGCTAAGGCTACAACTGCATCCTGCACTTACCTTATTGATTGCTATTCTGGCTCAACGATGGCATATTCTCTTAGGAAGTTAAGTAATTCTTATGCAGGGAACTGCATTAAAATTCGTAGGAGTTCTGACAATACAGAACAGGATATTGGATTCGTTTCTGACTATGTAGATACTGCCTCAATGAAAACTTTTGTTTCTTCTAACTCCGCATACGTTGTAACCTTTTACGACCAATCGGGAAATGGATATAATGCCACTAATGCAACCGCAGCTAACCAGCCGAGGATAATGAATGCAGGGGCAATAGAATATCAAAATAGTAAAGTAACAATGTATTTTGATGGGTCTAATGACGGTTTGAAAGCATCTTCTGTAAAACTAAACACCTATACAACACTTTTTAGTGTCGTTAAAACTACTACCGCAAAACCTATGTTTTTTGAACATTCGCCAAATGTAAACACATATGATGGTTTTTTCTTTTATGGTTCAGATAAATCAAGTTGGTTCTTTAGAAGAACGGGGTCACATGGTGCAGTAGGAGTAAACTCATGGTTAGGCTCAAATATAGCAGTAACATCATTAATATATAACGGGTCTGGTGGTGCTTATTATAAAAATGGGTCTATTCAATCTAATGGGTCAGTATCTGGTTATGTATTATCAAATACAACTGTAACAGATGAGTTTAACCTGTTTTCAAGAAACGGAACTTCTGTTTTTTCAGATGGCTATTTATCGGAATTTGTTTTATGGAGTTCTGATAAATCAAGCGACAGGGCAGCAATAGAATTAAATATCAAAACTTATTATTCAGTTTACTAATGAAACTACTTTTAATCATACTACTTTTTAGCTTAAATGCGAGTGGGCAACTTTACTACATTGTTCCTACAATGGCTAATCCTATTACTAAGGCATTGAACGCTTCTAAAAAGTTTTATCAATTATCACGGCCAAATCAAGGTAGTGATGTTACTCAATATCTATTCGGTTATATTAAACATCCTACTAATGATTCCATAGCATTAGAGATTGATTCAACTTTTTACTTACCAAAAGGATCTATTTCAGCCGCAGAAATAACCAACTGGATAACTGAATTTTATGGAACATTAACAACGGGTCAACGAAATACAGTAACCAATTACATCAACTCAAATAACCTTTTGCGGATTTCACGACTGATAATTAATTCACGGTTTAAACTTTGGACTAAGGAGGAATTACAGGCAAGGGGATGGTTTAATAATTCAACACCTTTTTAAAATGGAACTAACAGACAGGGAGTTTATGATAAAAATGGAGGGTCATTTAGAAAGGCTCTCCGAGGCTATTGAGCGTTTAGGCGATGGTTTAAAAAACCTGGAGGAGAAGAAACTTAGCGTAATTGAGCAGGATCTCGCTGAGTTGAAAAACTGGAAAGCACAAATTAACGGGGGATGGAAATTAGCCATAGGTATGTGGGTGGTTATTACCGTTCTGGCAGGATTAGCGATTAAAAATATATTTCGATGACAGTAGGCGTCGAAGTGCTTCTCCTTGCAAGCGGGTTTTATACCTTAATAGCCGTTGGGTTATTTATGCTATCATTCCATAATAAAAATATGATTAAGGCAAATGATAAGGTGTACCGGGAAGAATTACGAACAATGCGAAAAGAAATATTTGGCATAAAAGGAGTGGTAAAACAAGAGCTTCACGATTTTTTAAGTAAAAAAAATAATATATGAAAGACAGAAAAACAACTTGGCAGGGATGGCTTTTTATAGCCTCTTGGGTTTTGATCGCCTTGGCGGCGGTTCTTTATGGAATTAGCGAGTACACTGTAAACCCCCACAAAGGGCAGGTCCAGGAAAACTGGTCAATAGTCGTTTTTGTGGCTGGCATTCTTGTAATGCTTGTGTCAAGAGCTGCGGCAAAATGAACATCACCATTGCCATAATAACCTTTATCGCCGCCATCGGCATCCACCTGGTAGCCGATCACGGGAAAGTTATCGACCATGGCAAGCGATTGCGGTCCTTGATATGGATAGCCCTGATGGTGCCGCCATCCATATTTTTCTATAAGGCCGTTCCGCATCCTAACTTTTGGACCATTCCCTTGATACTGGCCTTTGAGTTCTTTACCTACGACCTGCTATTTTCGGGGTTTTATAATCTGTGGCGGCGGGAGAATTTTTTTTATCCTGGTAGTGATGAGGGGAGTGGGGATGCCTTAACCGATACCACCTGGAGAGCATTGGCTTGGTTTGCCGGCAGTTTTTTCGCTAATTTTATTCGGGTAGGGCTGGCCGTTACATTTACGGCAATCTACATTATTTACCTATTAACTTAAAAGCCATGGCAATGAAATTCGGACGGAAGCAGTTGAAAAACCCCACCCCTACCTCCATAGGGTCGTTTGTTACATTCGCCTCCGTTGTGCTTGGGATCATTGTCGCATGGATAGGCTCTGCCACCTGGATTCCCGCAGGGCCATCCACTATCATTCAGTCAGTCGGCGGCCTTTTGGTTACCATCCTGAACGGCGTAAAGCCATTTTTTGGCACCACGGCCCAGGCAGATGATGTTCCGGTGGACCAGGTAAGCGAAATGGAAAATAATAATTCTTCACCTAAACCATAAAAAATGAAAAGTTCAAACTTCTTAACCCTGAACGCAAAGGATTTTGTAAAAGGCCTTATTATGGCCGTTATCGGCGCTGTTTGGGGCATCGTTGAGCCGCTGATCAACTCAGGATCCATTGCCTTTGATTGGGCAAATATTGGCAAATATGCCCTGATAGCGGCCATTGGCTACCTATTTAAGAACTTCCTGACCAATAGCAAGGATCAATTTGCAAAAAAAGAGGTATGAGAAACCTGCTGATCATCTCGGTCGTTCTATTTTTTGGCTGCTCACCCATCCGAACCGCTGAAAAGGCCAGGGGAGAGCTGGCGAAGATTTCGGTTAAATACCCTGAAATTCCGGCAAAATACTGCGCGGATAAATACCCTGTGGTGGCCAGAACGGATAGTACCGGGTACCTGGCCTCCAAACGGGCCATAGATAGCCTAATTTCGGCGATCGCCGCTGATAGTGTACTTAGCCGGGCTGATCTGGAAATGACCCTAAATGAGATCAGGCGGCTGCAGGAGGCCATTAAACCGCAGCCAAATGCCGACTGCGATTCCCTGACCGATGCCATTTACCGGTATGCCGCTGCTCAGTCAGCCAGGGCAAACCGTCTGGAGATAGCCAACAAGGCCCTGATCGCTGCGGCCAGGGATTTGCGGCCCATCCATGACACGGTGGTAAATACGGCCCAGTACGATGTATGCCAGATAAACTTAGGGTATGCGGTGATCGCACAATCAAGGGTGCAGGCCGAGGCCGATAAGTGGCGAGCCATTGCCCGGAAGCGTTTTTGGATAATTGTGGCCCTTGGCACCGGGGTGGTGCTGTGGCTGGCCGCTTTTGTTTACAGGAAATATAAAAAGGTATGAGCATTGAAATAGATAAGTACAAGGGGGTAACATTCCAGGGGTCCACCTTCCCGGATGCCCCCTACCGGGATATAAAGCCAACCATGACCAAAGAGCTGGTGGAAGAGTATATCCCAGCCGCCAAGCGAATACTGGCCACCTACCCAAGAGGGCTAAGGATCCTGCTGACCGCTATGGCCGATATGGAGGGATTTTATCAAGGCTCCAGGTCGTACCGTACCAAAAACCCTGGAAACATCGGCAACACGGATGCCGGTACAAATGCCCCCTGCAACAGCTTTGAGGAGGGCATCCTTCGCCAAAAAATATACATCTACCGGATCATATCTGGGGAGCATAAGTCCTACCCGATGAATAAAAAAGTGGTGCTGCCGCCATTCTTCTCAAAAGAGATCGCCAAAAATCCAAAGGTATATGGCCTGCCACCTTATCTGCCAGGCTATGAGTTTGTGTTTACTGGCCAGCTTGATCAGTTCGTGAAGATTTACAGCACTGGGGCCAGGGTAACAAATGCCTATATTGATAATGTGGTGGCTTTCTTTAAGGCTGAAGGGCTTACCATCTACCCCAACACATTGCTCCAGGACATGGTGAAGATGATCTGATCATTTATGCCCGTAGGCGGGTTATAGGTTATTGTTTGCTTTGAATTGTTCCCATTTTTCTTCGGCAGTATCTGTATCACGGTATGCCATAAATAGCATTTTCACCAACCCCCTCAACCTTTCATAGGATATTAAAAGAGTTTAATAATCTGAATAAGCTTGTAAAAATCCTGATCGTATTCTTTATAAACAGGATCTGTTATAAAGGTAACAGAAGAAGGTAAAATATCAAAATGAACTACCAGAAAATAATAACGTAGAGAACAAATATCGCGTATAATTACTCCATATTGATAGTTCTTGTTCAATATTTTTCCTTTTCCCTGAATCATTTAAAAGAATTTTATTTCATAATCTTGGATAGCTTTGAAAATCTGATATACTACCTGTGGAACAATGGCATTACCCGCAGCTTTTATTGATTCTTTTCTCCACTTTGAAAAGGTAATTCCGTCCAATTGAGTGGGAAGCCCATCATCTCCGCCACAAATCGGGGATTGAGTTGGGAAGTCTTGCCAGTTTGATGGAATGCATCCGGTAAAGAGTTTGTTTCTGTTCGTCCTGATTCCTTCAATGCTTCTGTTGACCTTGCCCCCTTGTAGTCCCTGGTTGCTGGTGTCGGCAGCATCCCTTTGTAAATCGCAAAATCCACTATTGAAAATTGCCTGGCGTTTCCTCCTTTGTCCCTTCGTGTGTAAAGTGGCAAATTCGCTTCCGTGTTGCGGCTTTGTGTCTGTTTGCCCTTGCACAATGCTTCAATTTACCACAAATGTTGATGGGGCAAATAGCACAAAACCGCTGTTATACGCTGGCACGGTTGATTAAACGATAAACTTAAATTGAAATACTAAACAAAATTTTTATTAAAATGAGCGATGGCAAAAAAGAAATATTATTAGGGGATTGTTTGGAACTTATGAAGAATATACCAAACGGAAGTATTGACTTTATTTGCTGTGACTTACCTTATGGAACAACTCAAAACAAATGGGATAGCGTTTTACCTTTTGATAAACTTTGGAGTGAATATGAAAGGATATTGAAGCCGAATGGTGTAGTTTGTTTATTTGGTGATTTAGGATTTAAAGCAAGGGTAATATTAAGCAATGAAAAAATGTTTAAATATGATTTGATTTGGGATAAAGTTGTTCCGAGCGGGTTTTTAAATGCTAATAAAATGCCAATGAGGAGACACGAGAGTATAATGGTTTTTGGAGGAAATAAATTCAATAAAATAATGAAGCCAAGAAACCCCAACAGCCATTCACTTGGGAGGATAGAAAATTACACGAAAAGCAGAGGTAAAGCTGAACAGTCTAATTACGGAGAAATAACAGATAAAAAAATAAATGTTATTGCAGATTATTCAATTAAAAATCCTGATACAATTTTAGAATTTTCAAAAGGTAACGGAAGGGGCAAATATAAAAGATTGCATCCAACCCAAAAACCAGTTGATTTAATTGAGTGGTTAATCAAAACCTATACAAACGAAGGTGATTTAGTATTGGATAACACAGCAGGAAGCGGAACAACTGCAATAGCTTGTTTGAATACAAACCGCCAATTTATAGTAATGGAAAAAGAACAAAAGTATTACGATATTATTTTAAAGAGGGTGGGAGATTTTAATAAAAAATTTGAAACGCAAACTTTCTTTGGAAACGAAATGTAGTGCTTGCGTATAACTTCATCATTTGTGCAACTTCCGGCCTTCCTCTTTGAATTGTGTCGGGAGTAGGCCACAAACCAGATCCTGTCCCGTCTGTGTGGGGCGTTGACGGATACAGCTGGAAGTACATACGGCCATACTTCGTACCCCGCAGCTTCCAGGTCAGTTTGCACTTCGTGGAAAACCAACCCTCCTGACCAATTAACAAGACCGAAAACATTTTCGCCCACGACCCAACGTGGCTGAATTTCTTTAATTGCTCGAAGCATTTCTGGCCACAAGTGGCGTTCATCCTCTTTTCCTTTTCGCTTTCCGGCCATTGAGTAGGGTTGACATGGGAATCCACCTGTGAGAATGTCAATTCTGTTTGCATATTTTGTAAAGTCTGATTTTGTGATATCGGTGAAACATTCAGCATCCGGCCAGTAATAGTTCAACACCTTCTGCCCAAACTCATTCCATTCACAATGGAACTTATTCCCCCAGCCCATCCATTCAGCGGCCAGGTCAAAGCCTCCAATTCCAGAAAACAAAGATCCATGTGTCATTTTTTTTAAAGTTTAGTTCAACCAATAGTGTTTTAAAATCCTTCATCTCATTTATTTTTAATTAACAAAATATGTTTCTCTGTTATGCCGTTGGCTTTGCACCATGATAATAGGGATTCGGTGGCGGTTCTGAATGGGAATCGGGGGTCGTCATGTGAATAATCCCTATACCCTAACTGTCCTTCCAATTCAAACCAACTAACCAACCCCCTTGCCACATCCTCCGTTATCTCTGATGGTCTGCCTAAGATTTGCCAGTTACCAGAGGGGAGTTCGATTTGAGAATACTCATGAACATTATGCCAATAGTCTATATAATTTTTACCCTTATCTTCATATATATCTGGTAAATAGGAGCCCTCCGGCACTTCCACCGCCAGTATCTCCCTTCCATTTAATTCAAGTGTTTTCATTTGCCGTAGTATTTTAATTTTACAATTTCCCAAATTTCTTTATCTCTGTTTATTCTTGCATTGCGGATTTTTTCTTTATACTTCCTTTCAATTACTATCCAATCATCAAGAGAAATTGAAGTAAGATGCCATGAATGGCATATCGGGCATTTATAGGCTCTTTTTTCTTTTCTGTTAGTAAGACCAAAAAATTTTTTAGCTTCCTTTCTTATTTTTTTAGCCGCATCTTTCGCAGCCTGTTCACCATATTTCACTTTACCGCAACTCATTTGCCGTAGGTTTGGGTGTAGTAATCGGAGGCTGATTTATTTATTTCATCTCTTTTTATGAGCATTGTGTTAAACCTTTTCTTAGCCCCCTCCTTGAACGCTTCCTCTATCTGCTCCCGTTCTTTGGGGAGAAGGTTTGTTGCCGCTTCAATGGCATTACAAGTAGCTGCCCAACCACTTACATCTACAACCTTTTCGTGTGAATTTTTTAAGCGTTTAAGCTCTTCTATCAGTTCCTCCATTGCAGTTTTCTTTTCCATGTTACTTAGGTTTACCATCTAATAAAAAATGTTTTTCTTAGCCATCCAAAATCTATCTGCTTTGAGCCGTCAGAGTTTTTAGAATAACATAGCATGGGTATTATAATCCATGTTCTATCTCTTTTTGTTTTCATTTCCCTTCATTTAATTGGTTAATCAATTTGGAATCCTTCCATCTTCATCTTTTGGTAGACAATTTCAATTCTCTCTCTAAAAGAAAATAAATTGCCAAGTGTCTGAAAATCCACGCCAACAATAGACGGGAACAAGTCTTTAAGATTTATCCTTTGTAATACCGTTAGTGTTTTATACCATTTCATAATTTCTATTTTTTAGGGGTTAGTAGGGATGGGTTAGAGGTTTATTTCGGCGGGTTTTAGGGTCGGGTCAGCCGCCGCCTCTACCTTCTTACGAATTACAATATCTTCTGAATTAGGTATCTGTTCTACCTTGACCCCGTTGTTATTAAAGAGGGCATTGAAGAACTCTCTTTCTAAGTTGTTGGCGGGGGTTAGGGTTAACTCCAATCGTTCATCCCCCTTTACATTTGAGGAACTAATTTGTGTGTGCATTGTGTTTTAGTTTTGTGTTTTATTGTTCGGAAATTAGGCGTTAGGTGCAAGCTGTGAGAACGACCGACCATTGTTCAGCCATTGCTTTTGCGACACCTGTAAAAGTCTTACTACTTTCTTTTTGAGTGATGCTTTTCGGAGTTGCTTTTTGTCCTCTTTTTGCACCGCCAGTGTTTGAAGGTAAGTAAGGTTTGTATTCTGTTTTAATATCCGTTGGTTTTAATTTCGGTAATCCTTTTAGCCACAAATGAGTTCTCTTTGAGTATTCGTGTCCGTACTCATAAGGTTGTATCACTTGCGTTTCTTTTGGTAATCCTACTACTTTTAAAGGCAAAGGATTTTCAACCGCTATAAATGGTATATCTGCATTTAAGCAATTCATAAAAAACTCTTTTGCTTCCATTGCTAATTCTAATCTTTTAGGGCAAATTTCGCCAGCCTTTGGGTACATCCATCTTGCACCTGCTCTACTCATAAAAGTACAAGGTGGATGAAATATTCCTAATTGTGGTTTAATCAATTCTATTGCATCAAATACACTCATTTGTAAGTGCCATTCAGGATGTCCGCCACTACATTCTTGTAAATCACAAGAGTAGGCTTCATATCCTAATTCTCTAAATGCTTTTGTTACCTCTTGACTTTCCTCACAGCCAACGAGAACACGAAAGCCTGCACCTAACACTGCATTGGCAATATTGGGGCATTCGTGCTTAATTTGATATTC